GAATAATAGAACTTTCAACAAAAGTACCCCCACTTCCTCCATTTAAATCTAAATCTGTAGATTCATCTGTTGTTTTTGAAGGGTTTCCTGCTAGTATTTCTAATATAGATTTATTAGTAGTAGGTGTAGCAGAAGGACTATTTAACGGATTTGGATATGCATTAACATGAGGATGATTCCATATACCTATAGTATTTAAATAATAATATTCTTCGGTATTTGATAAATCACTAATACCTTGTCTTGAAGGTAATTTAAATAGTATAACAATTTCATTAACTAAAGGGTAGTTTTTAATTTGTGCAAATAAGGGTTTAGCATAATTTAAACCTGAGGAATTTAAAGTTTGTTCATTAACTGGGCCCCCAACAGGTTGGAATTGTATAGTACCTACACCTTGCCATTCATCTGTTGTTGAAAAGATAGTTGAGTTTGAATTTAAATTAATATTAGTTACTCTTCCTGAGATTATTAATTCTTTTAAATCCTCTTTTGAACCCCCTTTACTATTTTGACTAATAATACTGTCAAAAAAACTAATTCCTGTTTTATAGCCCATCTTCTTTTGATTCGATAGTGATTTTTTCTAATTCAGCCATTAATTCTTCTTTCTCAGCATCAGAAATACCTAACCCATCACCTATATCATTATTAACTGCACGTTGGATTATAGTAGCCATTTTAATTAATTGTTCATCATTACGAACTCCCAATTCTAAATAGTCTTTTATTAATGGCACTATAAGAGTAGCATCACCTATATCCGAAACAAGAGGTTTTAACTCTGATATCAAACCTGTTATTTGTTGTTCCTTCTTTTTTTGATTGTCGTAAATCTCGCTTAAAATATCCGAGAATTTTTTCTTACCAAAAATTATGTTATCTAATTTACTCATAATGTTTTTGGTTATAAATATTGATATAAGATGAAGTTAGAATCTTGTGTACCCATTTTCTAAATAGAAAACGTATTGTGACCTAAATATGTCATAAAGTTTGTCAGCTATTTTAGTTATTTTGGGAGTTTTAACATCTACCATCTCACGAATATATATGTAAAGTGCTTTTTTATTAAATACTTCTATAGTTTCTCTTTTTCTAAATAATTCAAGTATCGCATCTGCTATTTGGGCATCATTTTTTTTAGGAAATAATTCAAATATATTTTTAGTAACATGAGTAACATAAATTTCAATATATTCACTTAGCTCATCTTTTTCTTTACCTACATCTTTCATACTATAAATGTGGGTTGACCCTTCTTTCATTAAGTTATCAACAGGTACTTTTTTAACTTTTTTATTATAATTTTTAGTGTTATATAATATCAACCAACGTTTAACTATAGTACCAAAATAAGAGTATGCTTTTGCACCTCTACCTGGGTCAAATAAATGTATTTTAGATAGTAAAAATGTTATTATTTCATGTTGTAAATGTTCTAATTTTTCTACTTCCGTATGATAAAATTTAAATGTATGAATAATATTTTCTGTTAGCTTAAAAAACGCGTAATGAATTTCGCGTTCGTATATTTTAGATCTAATTTTAGAGTCTTCTGTGTTATTATATAACACTATAGCGTCCTCCGTATCTTGAGTAAAATAATTTTTACTCTTCTTTCTTCTTTTTTTGATCATTATTGAATTTTAAACTTAGATAAACGATTTTGAATTACCTTTATTTGTTTAAAAAACCAACCAATTTCATCATCTCCTTCAAAAGTACCTTTAGCATCGATTTCCTTAATTCTTTTTTCGATTGAGGTTACTTCATTGGAAAATTCTGTTATGTAAGTGTCATATTGATTAACAATATCTTCTACCGCTTCATACTTTTTTAAAAGATTAAAGCTAGTAAATCCTAAAATTAAAACTAACACTGTTAGTACTGATATTAAAATTATAGATATTGTTGTCATATTATAAACTATCTAACATATTTTTTAATCCTTCACTTTTTACCGAATTTAAGGCTCTATTTTTAGTGGAGGGCTTCTTATTAGACGATAATGTATAATTTTTCTTTGACGCATCCACGCTATTCTTAGAAAACTTTGGTAGCCATTCTATTTCAAATTCAATACGTGCGGCCATCATATCAGCTTGGTGCAAAATAAATGGCAAAGATGTGCGAGGTTTTTGTTCTGGCATAAATCCTTTTAGGTATTTTTCATTTGCAGAATCATATAAACCATCATGTGTTTGAATAGCTATCATTTCGTTAAATGAATATTTAATACCATGTTCTTGTAATAAAAATAACCCACGATCTGGTACAGCAGCAAATGCTAATTTTTTATTAAACATATATTCTTCACCTAATTTTTCTCTCCTCCAATTATCTGTTTGAGGTATATAAGCATCATAATTAGAATCACCCATTTTACCTAAATCATGGTTAATAGCGGAAAATACTAATTCTTCTTGAGTAAATGTACTCATATCACAACCAAACTCTTCCCATACATTAGACATAGATAAAGCAGCTTTAACTACCCTATTAACATGATCTACATAACCACCTGGAAAGGCTGAATGGTATTCTTTTTTATGTGCCGCAGGCATTAAAATAATACGATCTTCATATTTTTTATAAAAATCTAATAATTGTTGCTTACGATCTCCTGTAATGTGTTGTTCAATATTAGAATTAAACTCAATCCAATTAGCTTGGATTTGTTCCGCTGTTAATTTCATAACTTTTATTTTTAATTTATTATTTACCTCCTACTTCTGAAGCCGTTCTAGGTTCATTGTCAACAGCATTTCTTACTTCATGGACTAATTCAATAGTTTTAGCAATTTGTGCCTTATATTCTGAAGCTGGAGCTTGTGTGTTAACTAATCTATGACAATTCATTAAAGAATTTTCAACGTTGTCTAATTTATTCTCAATATACTCTCTATTTCTCATAACTTGTGTTATTATTTATATTATATTTTTTCCCTTTATCCCCTGTTGCGCCTTTGTTTCCCATCCCATTTTTTATCAAAACCCGTGATATTAAGATACGAGGGATGTTTTGCCCATCCTAGTTATTTTAAACTTTTTCTTTTAATTTTTGTAATTTTAATAAGAAAGCACATTTTTTGTATTGTTCTTCATTTTCAAAATACTTAATACTTGATTCTAAAGCTTCGATAAATGGTTTCTTTTTAAAATCTATAAAGGCAGATAAATGGTTCTTTTTTTCTAAATCTAATTGTTTAATATAAAAGAAAGCCCTATTAAATACGGCAAATTCAGCATTAATTCTGGCTAAATCACTATCAAAATTAGGATCTTCCTTTTGGAGAAAAGCCTTTAATTTAGCATGAAAAACAAAGTGATTTTGAACTAATTTAGTAAACATTCCAATTTTTGCAAACCCCTCCTCTAATATATTACTAGGGACATCAATAAAAGCTTTACCATCATGATTAGTTTCATCATCAAATAACCCGAAAATTTTATCTTTATCTATCATCTTTTACCTCCATAATAAGCAACAGCATGTCCTTCAGATATTAAAACATCATTTAATTTTTTATCACCTAAATATATTTCACCTAAACATCTACCAAATTTTCCAACACCCTGTGATTTTAAAACAAAAATATTTTTATGTTCTTTTAATAATTCTTTAACTCTGGCTTTAGCAGCTAGACCTCTTACTTTTTCTTCTAAATCTCTAGTGCGAGATTCAGGAGCATTTATTCCAACTAATCTAATACGAATTGTTTTATGTGTATCAAACCCTAAATCTACTTGGGCATCAATAGTATCACCATCAACTACTTTAATACATTTTGCTTTATATATGTACATAATGTTATTTAGTTATAAATATTAACTAATCTTCTAATTCATCTAACTCTATTTCAATCCCAGCCTTTATTGCTTTTAAATTATCATATTCTTCAACTAAATCAGCTTTTTTAGGATTATCTGGATGGTATCTCCATATTTCTTCCATTACTGTTGCTGTAGCCATTAAATCATTAATCAATTCAGATTTTTGTTGAAATAACATTTCTTCCGGTGTTAATTTAATTTCTTTCATGTTTATTATTTATTAATTAATTATTATTTTAAATTCTTTTTCTATTTCTTCTCTTATTCCATTTTTCTCACCCCAAGCAGCTTTAACATATACCTTAACTGTATCACCTATCATTCGGGGGTACATAAATATTTGCTGTCTTGTATAATAACTATATTTAGTTTTAGTGCCTATTAATGTTTCTGCATATGGACATTCCCAACAGAAATTCTTTTGTATTTGATATCCTGCTATATTTAATGGGGGTGATAGTTGAACTATATCTGTTAGGGTATAAGTTAATTCTCCTACTGGAATGGGGTTATTAAACTCTCCATCAGTAAACCATCCTAAGTATGAGTAAGTAGGTACTGTAAATGATAAAGAATCAAAGGCTACCCAAGTATCTGAATCATATCCAACCTCAACTAAAGGAACACCATTAACTACATATTCATCTACAACTTCATCTAACTGTGTTTCAATAGTA